GTTCCGTCTTTGTATATCCTACGGGAGAGCGAGGAACAGCAACAGTACCATGTTTGCCGTGGTACTCATCGTGTTCATTGTCACCTATCTGGGGTTGGCTACCTCTGGTGGGTGTGGCGGGAGATGAAAAGGACTAGGGTCCCATCTCACATTGAGCGGGTGGCGGAGGTGGTCTCTAGGCAGGTCGAGAATCAGAATATGGAGGTTAGTGACAATGAGGGGGAAGCCCCTGTTGCCCCTCTCCTGACTGAGCCCCGGCTTGCCCAGTTTGGACCATTCTGGGTTGAGGCGATCCAGGCATGCAAGGTTGAGGTCCCTAATGCTGCACGTGATGACACCCCTGCTCAGAGGGAGTGTGCTCGCGTGTTCATTAAGCGGTATGCCGAGCGTGCCAAAGTACGTCCATCGCATATAAGCATGCACTTAGATGCGGCAGTAGTCATGGTCTTTACTCCTACTAAGTACCAGATTGCAGCCAAGATGATGGACGGGTCAGCCTATGTTGTGGAGGCAAGGAAACGAGGTGCAACGGAATACACCTCGTGGTGGTGGGCTCGCTTTCTCCGGTCTGTCGGAGTGAGTGGGCGTGCACTACCTTAGGGAGGCCCTATTCGCTTAACCGGGTGTGTCGCAAAGCCCACAAGTTTAAGACACGCCGATGTGGTGGTGAAGCGGAAGGGGACCTCTACAAAGCGGCGGCAGTTCTATCGGGTGCGGGGAGCACCGAAGATTGCCGTCGGCCTGCATAACTCAGACATAGTCAATTTGGAACGGGCGGTCTTAGAAAGGGTGTTCTTTTGTAAGGAGAACGGGGCTTTTGCTCGCCCCCCTTTACCCAATCGAGACCTATTCAACGCCAGATTACGCGAGTTCTCTACTAAACTGAAAAGGATCACGCCCTCGACCAACCGCATGACATATGACCAATTCGTCAATTGTTATGTGGCTCGCAAGCGCGAAACCTATCGTTTGGCCGTGGAATCCCTCAGGACGAGAGGGGTGACGAAGCGGGACGCGAATCTGAAATCGTTTGTGAAGGCGGAGAAGCTTAACTTTTCCGCCAAGCCCGATCCAACACCTCGGGTGATCCAGCCACGGTCACCCAGGTATAATGTTGAAGTTGGCAGGTATTTGAAACCACTTGAGCACCCTCTGTACAAAGCCATTGACAGGGTGTTCGGACGGGATACGATAGTTAAAGGGAAGAATATGGTCGAGGTCGCTGCGATGATTCGGGGTGCATGGGCTGAATTTGACGATCCAGTAGCAGTTATGGCAGATGCCAACCGCTTTGACCAGCATGTGTCCAGGGTGGCTCTTGAGTGGGAACACTCAATCTACCTTCGGGCATTTGCTGGAGCAGAGCGACATTTGCTTAACACTTTGCTGAGCTGGCAGATTCACAATAAAGCCTTTGGCTTCTGTGAGAATGGGACGATTAAATATTCTGTTGTAGGTTCTAGGATGTCCGGTGACATGAACACCGCGATGGGTAATGTATTGATCATGTGTGCTTTGGTCTATGCTTACTCTCGCGAGGTTGGAGTCAGGATACGCCTAATCAATAACGGTGATGATTGTGTCTTTATAATGAATAAGCGCGACCATGCTAAGTTCAACCAGGGGTTCCAGGCCTGGTTTATGGAAATGGGATTTAGCATGACTGTTTCAGACCCTGTGAAGGAGATTGAGCTCATAAAGTTCTGTCAGGCTCAACCAGTGTTCGATGGAGAATCTTGGCTCATGGTCCGATGCCCCAACCCGGGGCTGGCGAAGGATATGTCTTGTGTGTTGGCTTTAGACCACGCACTCTATCCCCGCTGGCTGCATGCGGTGGGGGTTGGAGGCCAGGCTCTATGTGGGGGGATCCCCGTGTACAATGCTCTTTATCAGAGGTACATGAAGGAAGGAGCCCACATGAAGGTACTCGAACGTGAACAATTGGCGACAGGCTTTACCCTCAATGCCCGGCTTATGCGGGCAAAAGGTCAAGGGCGCGTCTTTGGTGAACCAACAAAAGACGCGAGAGTCAGTTTCTGGAAGGCATTTGGGATTTTGCCAAGCCAGCAGGTGGAGATTGAGCTGCTCTTCTCTAACCTGGAGCTGTCCTGGGGGGTCGACTCAAGACGCGATGAGTCCCCCGGGGATCCCAGTTACCTTGTCGGTACGTCCGACCTTCCTGGCATCTAGGAGGGCGCACGGTGCTTAGTGGCTGCGTGAAAATAGTGGGTTGATATGACAAAACTTCCAAAACGGTGGCTACCGGCCTCACTGATAACCCTCAGTGAGGTGCCTAGACCTTAATTGAACCGTACCAACCGACTTGTCGGGTAGAGTCTAGAGACTGCACGGAAGGGTCACTGCTGGAGTGTCGGATGGGGTCGGGTCGAAACCCGAAATAGCCTAAGTAGGAGTGCCTAGGCCTCATCCACGCTCTTAGCGATGACTGCATATTGATGAACAGTCCCTGTTAATCTTGCAGGTGTCCACGATCACAAGATGAAAACAAATAATCAGAAGATAGTTAAGTCCGCTCCTAAACCTAAGCCTAAGATGCCCCCTCGAGCATCCAATGGCAAGGGAGCTCTCCCTCAGAGATCAGTTGCTGCTGCTTATTCAAGTGGCCAGAGTACGATGGCGCCCAAAATTTCTGCGACTCGGGATAGTTGCAGAATTACCCACCGTGAACTAATTGCAAATGTGTCCGGTTCTGTAGCTTTTGCTACTCCATTGCAATTTGCGCTCAACCCTGGTATGTCTACCTCCTTTCCTTGGCTATCCATTATGGCTCAGGCATGGGAAGAGTATCACTTCACTAAGCTCCGTTTCTGTTATTACACTCGAACTGGCTCTAATACACCTGGCTCGGCCCTCCTCATACCTGACTACGACGCAGCTGACTCAGCCCCTACTAGTGAGTTTACTGCGGCAGCGTTTGAGGATGTTGCTGAAGATGTTCCTTGGAAGGACATTAATTGCACCCTTCGGGAGGGTGCAATGCATGGTGCAGGCCCTAGGAAGTTCATTCGCTCAGGCCCTTTGGCGGCGAATTTGGACATCAAGACCTATGATGCAGGAAGCCTTTTTGTTGGCACTGTTGATGGGACTGCTGTCGCTTGGGGTAAACTTTGGGTTGAGTATGATGTAACCTTTTATACACCGCAGCTGCCCGCTTCAGGCGGGATGACCGTAGCTGCTCAGGTGATACAATCAGTGACTGCAGCGACGGCGGGAAATTTCGGAGTCCCGGTTCCGGCTGCTGATGCAGGATCTATGGCTCTTGTCACTATTGTTGGAAACGTCATCACATTTGCTCAAGCTGGGAAATATTTCGTACAGTACAATGCATTCTCTGCCACCTCTACGACACAGACCGCTCCTCCGGCCTTGTCTGCTGGCAGTGTGTTCATCACAACTATGCTCAATGGGGCAGGTTCTGTGGTGGCTGGTAATGGTTCAGTTGCTTTTGCACAGACTTTGGTAGCAAATGTCTTGTCAGGAGCGACCTTAACCTTTACTAATACTATTGTTGGTGTGACGGGAACCCAGCTGAGTGTGTCTCTTTTGCCACTGAACTTGGTTTAAGCAGGGGCGCCCGGAATTCGGAAGGCGTAAAACTAGAGAATGTCCCAAGCTTCTTTGCGCGATCGAATGGTATCAGTATTGGATAGGATAGGAACCTTACTGCAGGGTAGGGTGGATGAGGCGATATACCCCTCTTGGCGGCGTGATGTCCGGAAACTGTTTCAGGCAGTTGACATGCTTCCAGGGGGGGATGCCATCCGCCCGGTTTCATTGAACCTCTGGCGTTGGGCTTACGCTGAGGTCACGGAAACTCAGCAAATGTGGATCGTCATGGCTAGACACGCATTTGCATCCTGCGAGTTGACGGAGGTTGCCTGGAATACATTAGTGAAACATACACTCGCACAGTAGCTGAATCTTCTGAAAAATTTATCAAAAATTGTAAAACAATAAATACCAAAACAATAGGGTGGTTATACGGTGGGGTTAAGGTGGTGGGGGGTCCTAACGGGGCACCCTCTTAATGGAACAGACGAGGTAGGAATACACCGGCGTCCAACACTGCCCCATGCGGCACCATTCCTGATGGAGTAGGGTTAAATAAAAATCACACTATAATAGGTCCTTCCCCTTGCGCAGGGGGGTTGTAAATTGTCCTTAGTGGCGTCCATGCAGCAAGCCCTGAAGGGTAACTGCGGTATCCCCATGTCCCGTGTATTTGAATCACGGGGGGTTGCAGGGGGGAACGAACCAC